GTAGTTTACCACCATTGGTACGGGACATCCGTGTGGTCAGTGGACACAAGGCCCACAGATGATCGTCACATTTTAGTGCTCCTCACGCCTATCGCCCTTGTGCCATTCAAGTGGCTCGACGGGCCTGAGTTTGAGCGCAAGCAGTATCACGGAGACTTTCAGTGGACTCGGTCGTACCGTGCAGCGGACGCTTATTATCACATGGCTTATTCTGGCTCCACTTGCTGTGTGACCGTCGCCGAGGCAACCCTCCGCGGCATGCTCGTCAGATATGACCAGGCAAAGATGCCGTCACTTGCTGACTTTGAGCGCGTCCTTAACCATACTGCGGACAAGCGTGCTGTTGTTAACGCTCCGTTTCTGTTCCAAAACGTTGAGCTCGTGAGGAAAATGTTAAATCAGGCCAGGATGATGCCGGTCGAGATTGATCCGTTGAATTACCAAGCGCCTGGTCCTCTAGTTTATGAGGACGCCGCACCCACAGCAAACATGGCATGTCCACCATTAGCTGATGGCGCTGTTGCTCCCGGTAAGTCGTACAACAATGATGTACAATGTGTCCAAGAACGCCTCACGAAGATTAACAACACTAAGCAGCCTCCTCCTAGAGTTCAAAAGTGGGTCAAGGAGTTTATTTATTCGCTGGTCCCTTCCCACATTCGTGGCACAATCCGGCCTTGGAACATAGAATCGGTGTGCGATCAGCAGAATCGCCCCACCCAACGCGCTAGCTGGCAGCGCGTCCTTAACTGGATACCTTTCATTAAGTTCGAGGTGCAATCATTTCAGAAGGCCGAGACTTACCCCGACGTTAAAGCTCCCAGGAATATTTCAACCACGCCCGCCAGCCACCGAACACTCTACGGCTCATACATCTACGCCATTAGCGAACACGTCCTCAAGCCTCAACCGTGGTACGCTTTTGGCCGCAATTTAGCCGAAATTGCCCACCGGGTTCATCAGGTCTGCCGTCAATCACAGTTCGTAGTGCCTACAGACTTCTCCGCATTCGATGGCACCCATTCGGAGTACATGGTCTCCGTGGAAGAGCTTCTTGGAGAACTTCTGTTTCACCCCTCGTGCCTACGAGAGTGGCGCTCCCTATTGCGATCTCAGTACAACGCGAAAGCAAAGACTCGCTTCGGAGTACGCTACAACACAAACCACACCCGGCTCTCCGGGTCGTCGGACACCTCCGCCTTCAACACCCTCATCAACGCGACCGTTGCCTACGTCGCTGCCCGCCTCAGCGGTAGATCCCACAGCCAAGCTCTGGGGATACTTGGTGTGTACGGAGGAGATGACGGTCTCACACCTGATATACCAGAATCCGACTACAAACGAGCCGCCGAGTTATTCGGAGTCAAACTCAAGTTTGAGGTCCGCACCCCTGGCCAATCAGTGGTGTTCCTATCCAGAGAATTCCTGGATCCTTGGACAACCCCGAACTCTATCACAGACCTCCAGCGAGCAGTCCGGAAGTGTCACGTTCAGTGTAACCGCGGATATACACCCGAGGCCGCCCTCATCAACCGCGC